TGTCAGTAAAATAGAAGTACCTATTGGCATTATGCCACCAAATCCAACATATTGGGAGTTAGATACGGCATCAAATCTTAAAGATATTCTCGCTACTTATAATAAGAATATTGCAATTAATAATGCCGCACTTGAAGAAGCCAAACGCTTATTACCTAAATCTGGTTATGACAATAGCAATCTATATATTGTACCTACATACGGCGCACTTAGTGAAAACGGTGTTCCTTCAGGAAAGTATAATCAGCCTGCGCCACCTGTCAATGTGGTTACTAGTGCATCAGGTTCCGGAGCTCCTAATCCTGTAGTAGAAATTTATACAAGCACTGCATATGTGAATGACAGCCCATATCTACGCATACCGGCAGCCACAATAGCATTTATTAAATCTAATATATTAGATGTAGCATTCCCCGGAATACCATCTGCACCCATACCAAGTAATGTGGTAAATACTCCTACTCCTACTCCTACTCCTACTAATCAAGTAATGTTGTTGTCTGCTATTCGTTTTGCGGCGCCGATGACAGACAGTGGGTCAGGTTCGGTTGAAGCAGAAATGATGTTGACTATTGATAGTATGATGACTATCACTGGACCATATGGTACCGCAGATAATACATATGCTACTGCTGACCAAAATCCTGTTGCGCCAGGCTTTACAGGTACAGAACCGTACGGTCCTAACACAATGGACTATCGTGCTGACTGTGATCCTCGATTCCAATTCATTGCACGTGGCAGTCCAAGAAGTTTTGGTTATACAACAGGTTATATGGCAGGAGATGGACAGGCTCCAAATGGCTTCCCAACTGGTGCAGGCATTAGTTTCCCGCAAAATCCACAAGTAGGAGATTACTTTTTACGAATTGATTACTTACCGCAGTTACTATATCGATGGGATGGTCAACTATGGGTTAGAATTAGTGAGAATGTTCGTACGGATACTGGATTGATTGATGACGATAAGACACAAACAGCAAGCTTCATAAATAACAGCAATGTTACTGTAACAACGTCGGGAACAATAATTCCGCAGAAACAAGCATTGTCTACTATATTGACAATTGCACCCGACCCACTACCACCCAAACCCTAAAGAATAATATATGGCCGCTTTTTTCTATGATAATCAGATACGCAGATTTTTAATTCAATTTGCAAAAATCTTTAGTTATTGGGAGGTAACCAAAGGTAAAGACCCTGCAGGAAATGAGATTCGTGTGCGTGTGCCTATAATGTACGGAGACAGTAGTAGACAAGCAAGTACAATAATTGCTAACAATAGTGCAAGCAATTTACCAAGTGCGCCTTTGATTACTTATTACATCAGTGGACTAGAGTACGATCAAAGACGTACACAAGATCCTACTTATGTAGATAGAATTAATGTTAGACAACGAACATTTAATACTGAAACAGGTCAATATGAAAGTGTTCAGGGGCAAGCATTTACAGTTGAAAGACTAATGCCTGTTCCATATACATTGCGTGTCACTGTAGATTTTTGGACTACTAACTATCAGCAAAAATTAGAATTAATAGAACAATTGGGTACACTGTTTAATCCATCTATGGAAATTCAATCAACAGACAACTTTATTGATTGGACTAGTTTAAGTGTTGTGTATCAAGATGGTTTAACCTTTAGTAGTAGAACAATACCCCAAGGTACTGCAAACCCCATTGATGTTATGTCATGGAAGTTTTACATGCCTATCTGGTTAAGCAATGCGGCAAAACTTAAAAAGCTTGGTGTTATTGAAAAAGTTATTGCAAGTATTTTCAAAGGTAAAGCATTACAAGATATACAAGACGATGACTTATTATTAGGTACTCGTCAAAAGATTACACCATATGGTTATAAAGTATTGTTGATGGGTAACAGACTGCAACTATTACCGGCTGATAATAATAATTTTGTAAGTAATATAGATTTGAATTATCCTGCACCACCTGATACTAGTTTGTATTGGACAAGTTTATTAAATGTGTACGGGACTATAAGACCGGGTATCAGCCAGATATGGTTACAAAATCCATATATGACAACCGACATTGTTGGTACAATTGTTCCGGATCCAACAGATGATAGACTATTAATATATAATATTGACACTGATACATTACCGCAAAATACATTAAGCCCTGTCAACAGTGTAGTAAATCCTTTAATATCAGGACCTAACGCAGGGTTACCGGGGCCCATTAATGGTGTCAGATATCTGTTGGTTGAGTCTGTTGGTAGTGAAGGAAGTCCTACTATTGCCTGGGGTGAGTTAATTGCCCATGCAAATGATATTGTAGAATATGATAGTGCTTCTGCTTCATGGTATGTTAGTTTTGATAGCCGATTATCCACTACAGTTGAATATGTAACTAATCTAACAACTGCAATTCAATATCGTTATACCCCCGACGGTGTTTGGATGAAATCATATGAAGGTTGGTATGATCAAGGTGATTATTCTATCGTGATCTAACACTATGATAAATCATAGTATGAGCAATATTTCTGCAGGTGTTTTTTTCTATTCTACAATTACTGATCGTTTCTTATATCTGTTAAGAAATGATAGTAAAAACCCTGATAACTGGGGTATACCCGGTGGCAAGATAGAAGTTGATGAAACACTACTTGAAGGGTTACAGCGTGAGTGTATAGAAGAAATAAACTACTTTCCAAATAATGCAAAATTAATACCTATTCAAAAATTCGTAAATAAAACTTTTACATATCATACATTCTTTTGTAAAGTAACGAATGAGTTTACCCCTATATTAAATGACGAGCATTGTGGTTATGCTTGGGTGGGTAATAAGCAATATCCTAAACCATTACATCCGGGATTGTTTAACACGGTTAACTTTGACGTTGTTCAGAAGAAACTACACGCACTTACAAAAAAAGAGACCTAAGTCTCTTTTTTTATTTTAGCAATTTTGCTATTGTATCAAACCCAAGTGATCCTATTACAACTCCGGCGCCCATCATCATCCATCTCCATTTTTCTAATGCGGTGATTTTGTCAGACATAGCCTGATGTGCGGTCGAACTAGCGTCTTTCATGCTCTTTAACATCCCCCTAGTATCATCGTTGTTTTTAACCATTTCAACGTGTATATCTTTGATATCTGTTTTTATCTCACGAATATCATCGGTTATGTTTTGAACTTCTACTTGAAGAACTGCTATATCGGTTTCAGTTTTTGGCATTTTAATAGTTCTACCTGTTGTCATGATCATGCACTCGCAATAGTTACGATTGGGTTAGGTTGACCTGCGTATGTATTAGCGGCATATGCAGTATTGAATGTAGCGATAACATCAGGGTTAACACTATTAACAACAGCAGTACCTGTACCAGTACCTGCGGCTGTAGCAAGGAATGTAACACCTGTCATATTAGATGCCGCACCGCATACTGACCAATCTGTTGTACCACTAGAGTAAATTGTATACAATGTACCTACTGACAATGAGCCGGCTGCAACTTGCGTTGGGAAGATTTCACTGTTGTAATCATTAATACTTGAAACAAATGCTGTACCAGAGGCTGCATCGGTAGACAAGATGTTCATTGTATTTGGTGTTAATGCTGTATTAGCTACATTTGCAGTAAAACATTGTGCAATTAAACCAGTTGTACCACCTTGTACTAGATACTTTGTTTTACCTTTTTGACGCAAGATGAAACCTGCTTCGTCATTTGCATAAACATAATTCTGACCTACACCGGTGATAGTTGCTGATGCGTTTGCTCCCAATGTAATGCTATCTTGCAATGCATTTGGTGTGCCGGTTGCGGCACTCATAACTTTTGGCGCACCGCCTAATGAGGCAGAAACAGTGAATGCGGCTGCGTTAGGAGTTGAATTAACAAAGTATGTTGTACCTGTAACTAATGTACCTAAGTTAGCACTGAACGATACTGGCTGATTAACTGCCAATGTCAATGCATTACCCGTTGTACCAATGACGTTTCCAGAAACAACTGTATTAGCAACTGCAACTGCTACATAACCAAATGTAGCTGTAGCAAATCCTAAGTTAGTAGTTGTACCATATGCGTCAACAGCTTGAATTGCAGAACCAGATGAAAGTGTGTTTGCAAAGTCTGTGCCAGCACCATATACTAATGCACTAGCATCGCTTGAGTAAATGTTACCTGTACCAGAGATACCGATAGCGACACGTGGTAGAACCTGTGAACCAACGATTGATGTATTACCACCAACTACACCATATGTGTTAGCATTAGTTGACGGGAAACCTGCACCACCGTCTGGGTTGTTGAAGTATGCATCAACCACACCAACTGAAGCTGATACTGATTGACCAGTTGTGTCAGACAATGTAACTGCTGTGCGTGTTGTATTTGCACTTAGGTCAGTAGCGGAAACTGTAAAGTTATTTGCGTCAATAACTACTAAAACGTAGTATGTTGTTGCAGTAACTAAATTACCAACATTGGATGCTATTACGAATGGCATACCTGCGATAATACCAGCTGTTGTAAGACTTTGAGATACTGTAACGGCACCTGTTGCCGCTGTTGTAGCTGTGATTGTTAAGACTGCTTGAGCCTTTGCGATTTTTAGAGGACGTCCCATTTGTTTTTCCTTTGAATAATTAGTGAGTTCTAGTCACTACGCAGTGGGTTACTGCATAAACTCTCAGAATGAGAGTGTATGTTATATTTATCAAAAAAGAGTAAAATTAAGTTGTAGGACCGCCAAAATTTGGTGTAGCAAAGACACCAGTAGTACCAGTATTGGCGTGAGGTGCACCTAGTTCAGTAATACTTATCTGATCAACGCCTGCGCCGTTTTTAAGAAATGATACGATATTTCCTTGACCTACAATAATACTATTTCTA